TATTATAAAAATCAACAAAAAATGCTTTATTAGCATCAGCCGCTAATGCAAAAGTGTCACCATAAAATACATTTGTGTTCCCTCCATAAACAACACCACCGGTTATTGCACCATTTTTACTGACACTAAACTTGCTACTTCCACCTACCTGCAAGTCCATCAACTTAGCCGTACTGCCAGCACTTGCAGTAGGCGAACCCGTTACATTAAGTTTAATCGCGGTTGGATTGCCTGTGGTAGCCCAAGTTTGAGCTATATCCAGTGCTGAACCTGCCAAACTTCCTGAGTTAGCTAAACCAACTTCAGTAATGGTAACTTCAGCCGTAGTTTTGGCTTCGCCTCCTAGTCCTATTGTGCCTGTCTCACCAAGATAGGCAGCACGCTCAGCGGGATACGTACAAATAACTGTTGCACCAGCGGCTACATCTATTTTAGTTGTGCCACCTGCGCTTGAGTACAGCACTGTATCACGGCTTAGTGTTGTGCCTGATAGCGTATAAGTACCAATACCTACCTCAGAATCCGTACCGCTCTTAATGCGGTAATAAGTGGTATTAGCATCACCTATAGCAGCAAAACTTTGATAGCCAGGCACTGGCCCGGTTAATGTCAGCGTACCTGTGCCGGTTGTGGACGTGGTTTCTTGAACTAAATCTGCAAGCACTAAAGCCATTATTCAACTCCTATGATCTTATTGGTTTTAGGATCTCTGACAATGGTCTTTTTGCGTGTCATCGCTTCCACTAGCTTATTGTGGGAATCTTGGTGCATTTGTCCGATGCCTTGCAATGCGGCCATGATCTCAGGATGAGGCGGTTCTGGTGTTTCTTGCCAAGGTATTACATTCCCATTCTCGTCAAGTTCAGCCGAGTCTGTTAGCTGTGCATTTCTTAATGATAACCTGTGCGCCAGGTCGGCCGTTGCCATATTATGCAACATGCCGGCATCTTTAATTGCGATGTCTGCTTCTATTTGCATGCGTTTAGTCTCCGCTTCAAACCTTTTTATTTCATTAGCTTCATCAATCTCTTTCAGCTTTAATATTCTTGACTGCTCAAGCTCTTGCATCTTCATTTGTTGCTCTTGTAGCTTAACCTGTTGCTCAGACTGCGCTTGTTGAAGCGCCTCACTCATGTGCTGCATTTGGTCAGCCATCTGATTCATTTGTTGTTCCATTTGCGGATCAATCTGGGGCTTTTCTTCGCTTTCAGCTTTCTCTGCTTGTTGGATTTGAGGCGGCAGCATTAATTTCATACGAGCGGCAATCGCGTCAGCACCTGGCCAATCCATGTTCTTTACAATCAAATCACCGGCAATCTGTAGCACCTGCGGATCTGCTTGTACAAATGCCATCATGCTCTCAGCCGCTTCTTGGCGTTTAGTGGCATAGCTTGGGCCAACGGCAACCGTCACATCATACTTGCCTACACCCAAGTTATAAATAGACTTAATCTCGCCTTGTTCATTCTCTTGTTGCATCTTGGCTTGTGGCTGGTTCGGATCAAGCTGTACGTTCTTAGCTTCACCATCTTCCCCAATGATACGGGCTATTCTTTGCGTGTCATAAATCTTAGGGATCATTTCAATGATGATACGACCGGCATGGCGTAGTGATCTTGCTAGGTTATCACTGAAATGAAAGTTACCTGTCGATGCTTGGCGTTGCTGGGATAATATTGCACGCCCTGACTGATTGCTTTCATGATTTCCCATAGAGGCGTCATACATGCCCATCGTGGCTTTAATGTCTAATTCTGCCCGGTTCATGGCAGATTCAAAGCCTGGGTTAGTTCCGGGTGGTTGTTCTCGTCGTGGAGCGCCAAGTACATTGCCTTGTAATGAAACAGGGTTATAAGTTAAGACGGATAAGTTGACTCTATTGGCGTTCTGCCATTCTTGCTCATAGCCGTCTATTTGCCCTTCAGCCGCTATATAAGGCGCTCTAGGCGCTAGTGCTAGAGTCTCCGCATTGGCAGATTGAAAAAAGTTATATAAACGTGCTGGATCTTTAGCAAAGCGGGTTAAACCGTGCAGATGGCGTTTTCCTTCTATCCAGATGTCAGAGCCATAGACAGGTATGACAGGGATAAAAGAGCAAGGTAGCTCAGTTTCATCCAGAATGATATCGCCGGCAAGTTTATACCACTTGCAAACTTTAGTTTCTGTCTTGCGTTCCTTTTCTATCAGGTCATGATACTCGGATGGGATTTCATCTTTAAAAGCGGTTGAGCCGTCTTGTAGTTGGCATAAAGTCTTCTGTTTAGTCTCAATCAGAAAATACTCTGCAATTCTAACGCTATCAGCTCCAAACCAGCCAGAAGAATCGCCTGGCCCATTAGTATTCCAACTAGAAACGTCAACATCAGGGTAACTTGTTTCAAAATCATCACGTGTCCACTCCTCTACAACGAACGCCCATTTTGCATCGCTACCATCACATTCAGTGGACTCTGGATCAAAATAGACTTTAAAAGGATCAACGACCGCCTTAATGATAATATCTTGGTCAAAAGAATCAGGATAGCAATAATCTGTTTGGATGCGAAAATAACCAAGACCGCTATCTACTTGAAACTCAGCGGCTATATCATAGACAGTATCAGCTCCGCAAGCGTCTTGAATATGTCGAATAATCCCTTGTAGTACCTCGGCGGTATCCACATCGGCCTCGTCATCAATAGGCCGACATTGTATAGAAGGACGGTTTTGACGGATCTCGTTAATGATCTGATTGCGAAATTGAAACAGCCGGTTGATTGTCAACATGGGGCGTTCAGCACCAGGGCGTTCACGGTCGCGCTTAACCGCTTCCGGCCATTGCTCGCCAAGCCTAACAAACTTTAAATCATCGAGACGCTCACGCCTGCCTCGGCTTTCGCTGTCGCTGGCATTGTCAAAGCGTTTATGTGCATTGGCAATAAATTTGGTATTATCTTTGTCTTTTTTCACATCCAGCTTCCCGTCGGCACGTTAATCTTTTGTCTGTCTCTTGGCTTCATAACCTGTCTAACACCCTCACAGGCGTATCTGAGCGCATCAATAACATGGTTATTTTTATCCTCTAATATAGGCAATATAGCACCAGTTAGCGGATCCTGCTTGTAAGAATACATTGTAAGCTCTTTAATGGTTTCGGTGCAGCGAGGATGGACAATAATATCAAATGATTTTAGGAACTCCACGCCATCATCGACCGAGCCTGCGCCTTTCTTTGCGTAAGTAATCTTAGGATAGCCATGTTTTTGTAAATGGCTAATGGTTTCCGGTCTGGCGCTATCTGCTGTGATGAACCATTTGTCAGACTCAGGCACACGACGCAAAAGATCAGGCGTGTTGACTATTTCACAACCTACCATGACCGCTTCATGGTCAACATAGAGTAGATTGCCTTCTGTCGAGCAGCGCACCAAAGCAGTGGGATCAACCGCAAAACCAAAGTCTAAACCTAGCCGGTAAATAGTGCCTAAAGGTCGCTCAAACTCTTCCACTTTCCAATTCTTAAAGACTCGCGTTTCTGAGTTGCGTCGGTATTCACCCAGCCAGACGTGTGCGTATTTATCAACGTCGCGCTTTTTATCAAATTCTAGCTCATCGCGTAAAACGTCAGGAAGCCAAGGGTTATCCATGTAATTAGCCTGCACAACAATCGCATCAGGAGGGGGATTCTCTCCACGCAATAATACATCAATGGGATCTGAGGCGGCATTTGGGTTCCAGCTAAACAATAATTCACTGCCTGGCTTTCTAATGGTTGGGCGTAATAAGTCAAGTGATCGTTGACTCAATGACTGGGCTTCTTCCACCCAGGCAATATCGATGCCTTCTAATGATTTAATAGAATCCGCTGTGTGATTCTGTAAGCCTTGGAATAGGATTATGCCGCCATTCTTAGCTTTAATAACCGATTCTTGAACATCAAACAAATGCCCAACGCCTAAGTTTTCTATCTTAATTTCTAGTAGCTTTTTAACCGACTGCGCCAATGATTTTTGTATCTCTCGAACACAAACAACATTAGTCTTGGCTAAAATGCAACGCTCAATTATATATTCAGCAAAGAAGTTTGATTTGCCAGAACCCCGGCCTCCATGCGCCCCCTTGTACCGCGCATCAACCAATAAAGGTTTAAAGACTCGTGGCGTCTTAATCGTTAAGTGGGTCAATGATTTCTCGTGTGATATGAGAGATGACTAGATTACCATTTAGGCTTGCATCAACATCAACTTGCTTTGGTAATATCTTTCCAATTAGCCCCATAAAAGCAACGGGGTTTTCATCTGCTTGGCGCAACAAATAAGATTCTCCACCTGCTAATGTCAAAGCATTACTAATCATTGCTTTAATGTCGGCTGTGGCTTTGTTGGTGCTTCCTTTTTTTCTGCCTGCGGTTTCTGGCCTCGGCTTACCTGCTTCAAAAGCCATTTTTATGTTATCTCAAGTTAATTTAACAGTTAAACATCATCTTCCGTCCATTCGATGTAAAAGTAAAACTTTGCACCCGCTGGTATTGTTTGGCCGCCTAAGCTAAAGGCAAAACTTTCATTTGCACCACGAAGAGTAGGGAATTTAACATCCCCCATCACAGCGTATTGTCTTTCCCAATGCGTCGGTGAGCCTGTTGGTGTTCCTGCTGCTGGTAAAAAGATAATATCGCCTTCAAACCCACCTGAAATAGTACCAACGGTGGGATTTGCAGTGTAAAGCGTAATCACACCTTTAGCAGGTGGATCAATGGAATCATAAATCGATGGCGTAGGATTAGTGGACGTTCCACCCGTATCCGGTGTGCTTCGTTTACCAAAGTACAAATCAAGCAAAGAGGCAGCCGTAGCAGATCCAGTCACACCGACTTTCGTAATGCGAATAACCTTGCCAGCCGCGCCACTTAACGTCATTACATCCGTCGCTAAAGCCGCCACGCTTACATCAGCCGCTCGATAAGAGTAAGTTGGAGCGCCATACATTGTAATTAAAGACATGTTACCATCCAGTTTGCCCAGGCTGCCCTAGGACAATCGCCATAAAATAATTTATCACCACCATAACATATTTATCGTTGATGTTCTATCTTTAAATCATACAAGGGCTTTTCACAGCCACAATCAATACAGACTTTCTTACGCCAAGACACATAAATCGCCCAATGTGTATGCCGACAAATCTTGTGTTGTATCGGAAAGCTGAAAAGATTAATGGGGGGGATAATCATAAATAATCCTCATCAAAATCTTGATATTCTTCCACATCAATAATTATTTTGCTATGAGTGATTATAAAGTCCTCCATGTTAGGTGACGCAACAACCCCCTCCCAACTAAACCTAATTTCTTTATCGCCATGATCTTTAATCATTAACTCTAAATCTTGTATAAATTCACTTATTTTCACAACTCACCCGCCTGGCTTCTTCTTTGCATCTCTCTTGAGCATTTCCTATGGTCGCCCAGCCTCCTATTCCCAGAGCAGATCGGACAAACAGACAATATCGCCACACCCCCACCGCTTGACTTCCTGCGCTCAATCTCCAACTGTGTCCCATACTGCATGCCGTAAAATTTACTACTCATGCCATCACCTTTAAAAACGAAATTGTACGCGCGTAGTGAATCGTTTTACCCAAAGCTATACCAACGCCTACCTCTTGCAAGAACGTGTCTTCTTCATGCTCTGTTGGCTTTCTAATGCCACATCGTTCGCACTGATCGAACAACCAATCACTATCTAAGTTATCTTCATTTACCATTTGCTATTCTCCCACAAGACATTTAAAAAAATACAGCACACTATTGCAAACCCAATCGTCTCAATGCCCATTCCAAACCCCCCGTCATTACTGTTTTTAAAATAATCCATGCAAATCCAACTATCGCCATGATGCCTATCAACACATAAACAATAAAGATCAAGATCGCCTTCATGTCTTTTTCCTTTTCAATAAACTTCTATCCCTTATCCCAGTTTTCCATAAATGCAACTGATAAGCCAATCTTCTCTCATGCCTTTCTTGTACCGTTCTTTTTTGATAATAGTTTTTCATAATCAATCAACTCTATTTTTCCAAAATGCTTTTTCAGTAATAATAAAACTTCTGCCGCTTGTTTATCATTTTTTTGTATATCTTCCCATAGCTCTTTTTTAGTCATCATTAGGTCTTTTTTTTGAGTGGGTGTGAAGGTGGGTGTGTGGGGGTTATACTAACCCCCCCCACCCTACCCACCTACCTATGCACACGGGTAGGGTAGGTACGACTTTATATATAAACCCACCCTACCCACCCTAACTAAGCCTTCCAAAAAAACATCCCATCTTGCATAACAATTCCTTTACTTACAAGGGCTTGCCAACCTTTTTTAAAGTCTGGGTCTTTCTTTGTTGATTTAATGTAATCATAAGCAAATGGTCTCCACTCATCCAAAGTGACCACAAACTCATCCTTACCCAAATAAGTGCGGTTCCCACCTAAAGACTGGGTAGTTTCTAGTGCTTTTACCAACCCATCTAAGGTATATTGTTCAGCGGCAGATAATGTTTTTTCCTTCTTTGCCTCACCAGAATATTCCAAATATACACTGGTAATCTGTTTTTTTTCGTCCTCATCAAAAAACATCTCACCATCTAGTTCCACTTCCTTAATCATGAAATTAAGATCTTGACCAGCACCAAAGTCTTTCGACTTGGTACAACTAAACACCACCCCATCGCCATTTTTTGACACGCAAAACTCTGCGTCCATAGCGGCTTTTATGGAACTACTTCCGCGTGATCTATCTTTAGCGCCATGCCCTGAATGGTGAACTGTTAAAAAAGCGGCCGTCAATTCCTTAATCAATGCCTCAGAAGTCACAAAAAACCGCCCCATATCCTCGGTGGAGTTCTCATCACCCACCATATTACGGTTTAATGTGTCACAAATAATCAAGTCTGGGATAAAATCCAGCCCTCTAACTATTTCAATGACCTGTTCAGCCGCTTTAGGATCTAATAAATTAATGGATCTCCTGCTGAATTTAATATTAGCCAACTCAGCATCAGGGTATTTCTTTTGTAGTGCCTTAAAGCGTAAAGTAACGCCTCTAAAACCCTCACCTAATATATAAAGGATCTTATGTTTTTTCTTAATTATGTGGCCATGCCAATCCATACCGGCAGCTAAACAAAAAGCCCAATCCATTGCAAACAAACTTTTACCAGCGCCCGACTCGCCAAACAATAAATTCATAGAGCCGCGTTCTATTAAACCTTTAATCAACCAATCCGGTTTTTGTATATCGGCCATCAGATCTTGAATGTCAACAAACAAACCCTCTGTTTTAATGGCAAACTCATCACTCAAAAAAGTAACCGGCTGTTGCCAGCCATTCGCCTCGGCTAAATAAATCAATGTACCAATGGTAATACCTTCTTTCTTTCCAAATGAATCCCAATGGTGTTTAATCTTAATAATACCAGCATACTTAGCGCCCTTAGTTGACCACAAATCCCATAAATGGATGCCTTCGCCATTGGTGGTGTGGTGTATAGCAATACCTATCTTGTACCAGGTTTCATAGTCACAATCGGGATTGATATAATTAAGCATGTCAGTGATGTCAGCATCGGCAACATCGACTTTACGACCGTTATAATCCGTTCGGTGTACTTCTGCCCTCACAAGCTTTTGTATTAATGTAGTTGGCGCGTCATTAATATCATCTAAACTTCCGGATAATACTTCATAACGCGCACCACTAATATGCTGTGAACCTGCCCCTACCACATAGCCTGTTGATTTAAAATCAATGCCTGGGTAATCTGGATGTTTACCGGATAATGCCACGCCTTGTGGAGATTTAAAGTATAAATGCCTAGAGTCGCCACCTGAGCCAGTCCGCACAATGAAGTTGCACGCCATTAAAGCGCCATCAAGATCTTCATTGAGCTTTTTCCATGAGTCGATGCCGCCATTACGCGCATCAATGTCAACGACTAAATAACCATCGCATAAAACGCCATAGCCTGTGTCGAAATTGCCAGCCGTTTCCATCGCCTCAAATTGATCCTCATCCCAGTCAGGGGTGTTAAGCCAACCTGACACAATAGGATGTTTAAAAGGCGCGTCGCAGTCGAGTTGGCCACAATTACAAATTCCATTGGTCGCACCATGCAAACCAAATACTTTAAAGCCCGCGTCTTGATAATCGCGGTGATCCATTAGAGTGTCTCTAAATAGTCTGACAACTTCTTGACGACCTCATAAGAGGTATGTGTCATCTTTTGATTAACAACGCGCCAGAGTAATCCATAAGGCACATTTATTTCTAAAGCCACCTTGGTTAGATTCATCGGTTCGAGTTTCTTGGTTATTTCTTCTATTGTGAGCATTTTAATTTTCCTAAATTAAGAATTATTTTTTTAATGTGTTGCAATTCTAATTCATATAATGTAAATTAGCAACCGTAGTGAAGAAGAAATTATTTTTAACCCAATGTGGAGTAAGACAAATGAGCATACTAAGCTCTATAGAAAAACCGCACGATCGTCCGATCCTGTGTACTATTACCGGTGATGCAGGGCTTGGTAAAACCAGCCTAGCGGCTACCTTTCCAAAACCTATATTCATCAGAGCAGAGGATGGCTTACAAGCTGTACCATTAGCTCAACGTCCTGATGCGTTTCCATTAGTTTCAACTGTGGAACAGTTATGGGAACAATTAACCTCTCTAATAAAAGAGGATCATGATTATAAAACACTTGTCATAGACAGTGTTACCCAGTTGGATACCCTGTTTATGAACTGGATAGTAGATACAGATCCTAAAAAGCCAAGAACCATAGCCCAAGCGTTAGGGGGTTATGGCGCAGGATTTCAAGCTTTATCGTCTTTGCATGGTCGTGTTCGTAAAGCGGCAGGTATTTTAAATGAAACTAAAAACATGAACATTGTGTTTATAGCGCATGCAGAAACCGAAACCATTGAGTTACCAGACCAAGACCCCTACACACGGTATAACATCCGTATGCAAAAAAAGTCTGTATCACATTTCACAGACAATGTTGACCTGGTAGGTTATTTAAAACTTGAAACCTTTACCAGTGGTGATGGCGAGCGTAAAAAAGCCATATCTGACGGAACTCGTTTATTAGTTACTTATGCAACAGCCGCCAACATATCAAAGAACAGATATGGTATAACAGCCGACCTGATAGTAATGCCAGGGCAAAATCCATTATTAACAATTATCCCAAGCATAGGAGCTTAAATCATGTCATCTTTCTGGACAACATCTGACAACCAAACCATTACGCCTAGCACTACTTTTGAATCTCGCGGTGGTAATAGCGTAATACCTAATAACACCACTTGCCTTGCAATGATAGATGAGGCAATGCTGTCATCGTATGAGGGTAATACTTACATCAATATTCGTTGGCAAGTATTAGAACCCCCTATCTACAAGAACCGCAAAGTATTTCAAAAAGTAAAATGCTTTGATGAAGATCCCAAGGTATCTGACAAGGCTAAAAAGATGCTTGCGGCCATTGATGCCAATGCAGGTGGTAAGTTAGCCGCCTCTAATGAGCCCCCAAGTGATTTGAGCTTGGCAAAAGCATTGTTATCAAAACCCATGCTGATTAAAGTCATGGTATGGGAAATTAACGATCGCACAGGAAACTGGGTGTCGATGGTATCACCCAGGAGCAACGCATCTGCACAACCTGTTAATAAACCAACACCAGCACCTATCGTTGATGAAGGCTTACATGATGATGTGCCTTGGTAAATAACTCTCAGCACAAGGATGTGCTTTTTTAACTCCAATGTGAGAAAAACAATGATAGAACAACGAACCCCTGAATGGTACGAAGCCCGAAAACATCGTGTTACTGGATCTAATGTAGGCGCTATACTTGGGCTATCGCCTTTTATGAAACCTAAAGATGTTATGCGTAAAATGGTAAGAGATTACCAAAATGCCCCCAGTGAATTTACGGGTAATGCCGCTACCGACTACGGCACATTCCATGAGCGCATTGCTAAAATGGATTATGAACTAGAATACAATCAGACTATTACAGAAGTCGGGTTTTATACCTATGAAGATTGGCTTGGTGCATCGCCTGATGGTTTTTTGGATAATGAAACATTAATAGAAATTAAATGCCCATACGGTCAACGGGATAAAAATCCACCTGTTTTTAAGCATTTATATGAGCAACCGCATTATTATTCACAAATGCAAATACAAATGTTTGTCACTAATACAATAGCGTGCAAATTCTATCAATGGTCGCCACATGGGCAAAGCCTTTGGCATGTATCATTGATGCCATTCTGGATAGAAGAAAATTTACCTAAACTTAAAACATTTTATGATGAATATTTAATTGAACGTGAACTACCAAACGCACAAAAGTATTTAGATGATAAGCATGTAAAAGTGACTTACCTAAATGACTATGTTGCAGAATATCTAAGTCTAAAAGATCAGATAGACGCGCTAGAAGCTAAACGAAAAGATTTATTAAGTACCATTGTGAGCGCCTGTGATGAAAAAGATAGTGTTATTTATGGTCATAAATTAACCAAAGTGACTAGAGCTGGCGCTGTCAGTTATGCAAAAGCAATAAAAGAACTATGTCCTGATGCGGATCTAACAAAATACACCGGAAAACCCACTGAATATTGGAAGTTGTCGTGAAACTGCGCCCCTACCAACAAGAGGCGCATGATGCGGCTATAGAATGGATAAAAAAAACTAATGATGCCTGTGTGTTGGAGTTGCCCACTGGTAGCGGTAAAAGCTTAATAGTGGCCGCTATTGCCAACACCTTGCATAGTATTAGTAAAGGTAAGCATGTGCTTTGTATTGTGCCGTCTAAAGAGCTTTTAGAGCAGAACGCGGAAAAGTATGAAGCAACCGGAAATTTATGTAGCTTGTTCAGTGCCAGCGTGGGAGAAACCTGTTTAAAGCATCCGGTGGTTTTTGGCACTCCAATTAGCATTAAGAATAAAATACATCGGTTCGGCCCAAAGTTTTGTGCGGTGGTATTAGATGAGGCGCATAAGATAACGCCTACTGTTAAAGCCATTATAGAATCATTAAAAGTGCATAACCCTAACTTAAGAGTAATTGGCTTATCAGCCACGCCTTTTAGGTTGGGTGATGGTTACATTTACCGGCTTAATGAACATGGCAAAGCTAACGGTAATGATACGGCCAACAATCCTTATTTTACCGCGAAAGTATTTACTGTTTATGCGAGAGACTTAATAAAGCAAGGCTATTTATCAAGACCGGTCATTGGTGCGATTCATGCCGACCATTATAAAACATTGGATATGCAAGTTAATCGTATAGGTAACTTTGCCCAGGCTGATATAGACCGGGCTTTTCATGGCCAAGGAAGGCTGACATCCACCATTGTCGAGGACATTGTTAATCAAGCTAGAGACAGGCAAGGCGTAATGATATTTGCGGCTACCATCCAACATGCTTATGAAGTCATGGAGTCTTTGCCGCTTTCCTTGTCGGCCATTATAACTGGAAGTACAAATAAAACTGAGCGTGAGCAGATATTAGAAAAATTCAAATCTAGGCGCATTAAATATTTAGTGAATGTGTCAGTGCTTACGACTGGCTTTGATGCGCCACACGTTGATTTGGTAGCTATTTTACGCGCTACGGAGTCAGTGGCATTACTTCAACAAATAATAGGAAGAGGTTTACGGATTGCAGAGCATAAAGATGACTGTTTGATTTTAGATTATGCTGAGAACGTGGAACGCCATTGCCCGGATGGTGACATTTTTAATCCTGATATTAAAGCAAAAGCGGTTAGTAGTGGCAGTACAGCCATTGAATGTTATTGCCCAGACTGTAATTCAATCAATACATTTACGTTAAAAGATAACCCCGATAATTTTACTATTGATAACAATGGTTATTACATAGATTTAGAAAGAAATCGCATAGAAACAGAATATGGGCCAATGTCTGCCCACTGGGGTAGGCGTTGTTTTGGTGAAGTGCTTAATAAAAGCATTAGGAAATTTGTCAGGTGTGGTTATCGGTGGACGTTTAAACCTTGTCCACACTGTGAGGAACCTAATGACATTGCAGCTCGTTATTGTCTTGCTTGCAAAGGTGAATTAATAGATCCGAATGAAAAATTAATTGCTGATTTTAAGGCACACAAAAAAGATCCCACGCAAATACAGACGGACAAGGTTATTTCAATGTTGTCTATGCCAACGATAAGCCAAGCCGGCAATGAAGTCTTAAAGGTAGAATTTACCACTGAATACCGCACGTTTACCGTTTGGTATCACGACAAGATTAAGCCAATGCTAGATAAATTTAATGAAGTCACACAAGGTGGAGTATTCCAGCCTAAAACCGTCACTTATCGAAAGAAAGGCGACTTTTACCGTATTTATGGATATAACGAGGCGATTGATGAATTGTAAAAAATGCAATAGTAAAAACATGGGTATTGGTAGTTACTATATAGCAAGTGGGAATATTGTTTATCCTTGGATATGTATTGATTGCAACACAAGATCAACTAATTATGTATCTAAAAGAGATTTGTCTTTTTTTGCCGCTGATTTGATTGATGTTGTGCATTATTCTAAACATCTTAAATCGTGTGAAGTTTGCGGGGATGCTGGCGCTGAATTACACCATTACGCCCCTCAATATTTATTTGATGATGCTGATAAATGGCCTACTGGTTATTTATGTATTCCATGCCATATAAAATGGCATAAGTTAGTAACGCCTAATATGTGCCAGAAACAATGAAGTTCCATCCTGACATAATCGTATATGGCGATAAAAAGTTTCGTGGGGATTGTCCTAGTGAAACAGTCGAAACTGTGACATTCTTTGCAAAGATCCGCAGGGAATACCCGGATACTTATGGATTAATAGCAACACACATAAGAAACGAGGGCAAGCGTTCAATGCACCAGGCTGCAAGGCAAAAAGCCGAGGGAATGGTAATAGGTGCGCCTGATATTTTTATTCCGGCAAGTCCTGCTTTTGTATGCGAGATGAAAAGACAGGATCATACAAAATCTAAATGGCAGGAAGGACAGCAACCATATTTACTGGAAGCCCAGAAACAAGGCGCTTTTGCTTGTGTCGCGTTAGGATATTTAGCGGCTTTTGATGCCTTTTTTGCTTGGAATGAAAAAAAAACTTTACACAATAAAAAATAATCATTAAACTATGTACCAAGTTAAGCATTTCGCTTAACTGCTTAATGAGGATTTACCATGAAGATCAAAATATTAAAATCAGAAGAATATTCTTTTGAAGACTGCGACATGTTCGCAGGCAGATTTATTAACACAGGGTGGATCACCACCATAATGGTCATGGAAGACCATAAAGGCACTATGGTACATGGAAACAGAGATAAGCCTATAATGGGCGATGCTGGTAAAGTTTACGAGTTAGTTAACTCTCGTTACGACCAGCAACCAGAGTTAAAATTTAGAGATTTTTTAACACAAGAAGCAGAACCTTGTGAAATAGTTGAAGATCAGACAATACTAAACCTGACTCAGCATACAGCCACACCTGAACAAGGATGTTCCGAGCCAGAAAATAAAGCGGCTGTTCAAGCTGTACTGACATTTGACAGTATTCCAACTGTTGAAGAAATGCAAGAAAGAGCAATCTTCCTTGCTAACATTTGCAAGGATGCAGGTTCAAAACGCGCCATGATCGGAGGCGCACCTTTCTTTATGTCAACGCTTGAAAAGGTGTTGATACAAAACGGCATACAGCCCTTGTATGCCTTTTCTGAACGTGTATCAGTAGAGTCTGTAAGCCCAGATGGTACTGTTACAAAAACCAATGTGTTTAAACACGTTGGCTGGATAGAAATTTAAAAAGTAATTAGCAGTCAGCCGCAATCCTCTCCCGAAAAAGGGAACTAAAAAGTACGGATACAGATAGGCCACGCTGGGGCTTGAAATTATATGAATGTCGTCTTGATGGTACTGCAAGAATCAGCCATCAAGATCGATTAAAAGCATCGCGGCTTTAAAAAGTAATGTGCAAATTCATATCCAGCATTATTACAACTATGCACTCACACAGGCAATGTTTGTGGGGTTGGCACTCAGAGTGCATAGTCCTAATAATAAACGATGCAACATTAGGCGTTACACACATCATCCCTGTGTTCCGAACGTCAGCCCCATGAGATCTGGGGCATTTATTAACTTAACTGGGGATTACAATGACTAGACTTACAAAAACAATGATTGCAGCTTTACTGTTTGGGCTTGGCTTTGCAAGTAGCCAACTTTTCTTAAGTGACCAGTACGTAAAGATGGAAGTCACAAAATCGGGCATTTTTGTTATTAATGATGGGCAAATCTATACTGTTAATGAGCTTTTTGAGGGTGAAAAACAAGAAGTTGCTTTTAACTCACACACTAGGAATTTAAAATGAAAAACAATTATCAAAATAGAAACCGAATGCACGACCAAGCGGCAAGACAACGCTTTCTTGAGCAAGAAAAAAGAGTGATACAGCAAGGCAAGATTGCTCTTGTGTGCCTGCTTGGATTAATAATTATTGTCATTTTGGCAATCTGCCTACCAGCTAATGCCGACGTTAATGTTTGGCAGTCTGTTTCTGACAAGAGCCTAGTTGATATGTGGGGTGAAGAATGAGCCAGCAAGTAGTAAACATAAACGGCCTTGAGTTTGATGTCGAGTTTGACTATCAGCCAAGAGAAGAAGCGACTCAGTTTTACCCCGGCTGCAATGAGTCTATCGACATTACTACCGTAAAAGTAAGATGCGTTGAAATTAGTGAGATTATTAGCTAATATTGGCTAGATAGGATTACTGAGGATTTAATGGAGAATAGAGATGAAATATAGTGTAGAGATAGTCTATAAAACGTATTACCCAACGGTTCAGTTTATCGTTGAAGCCAATAACAGAGCGCAAGCTGAGTTAAAAGCAAAGGAACAAGGAAAGGGAATGGGTTTTGATGGAGCTGTGAAAAAATTTGTAGTAAAACTTTTAAATTAATAGGAAATATCAAAATGAAAAATTTAACTTTATTAGCATTAGTAATCTCTTTTAATGTATCTGCAACACCTGTAACAACTAACATCACCTCAGTGATGAACGGATCAGTTATGGTCGGAACCAATGTATCGGCAGGTGTTGGCCAAAGCCAAGCACAGACATCAACCGCAACACTAACAGGCTCATCAACTCTATCTGTTATTAATGCTGTACCAACTGTCGCTAACTCGATTACCGGCACGGCAAGTTCTGTTGCTACTGGTAACGGATATACATCGCCATCATGGAACATTGTTGATTCAAACGGTGTAACACAAGGCGTGTCGGCAATTAGTACAGGTAGTGTGGTAACAACCATCGTTGATTACCCAATCACCCCATCAACGATTGTATCAAACGGTCATGACCATGATTAAGCTATTACCTTTTTTGTTACTACCTTGTTTAGCGTTTGCTGATGCAACACAGTTAAATAATATCCCTGTGACTGCAAATACAGTGGTAGACGCTAGAAACCTATCTACTTCAACCGGCATGGATCCGAGTAGAGCAGTAGGGATGGCTGTCGCGCCAGGGTTGTCCTCATCGTTTAATGATGTATGTATGGGTAGCACTAGCATGGGCGCAGGGTTTTCTGGCGGTAGTATTGCACTAGGAACAACTTGGGAAGACCCAGACTGCGTCAGGCGTTTAAATGCTAGAGAAATCCGAAACATGGGCGATGCTCAAGTTGCCAAAGAGATTATGTGTGGCAATGTGGATGTAAGAGAAGCATTTAAACGTGTTGGCCGCCCCTGTGCAATCGATGGTGGCACATATGCTGTCACTTTAAAACCAATGACTATCAACGATGCCAGTAAGCAACGTCAAGATGAGTTGTATCAAGCGGCTGTTAAACGACAAGCAGAGAGAAGATGATGAGTAAAGAAAGAGAGTTACTTAAAAGATGGCTCGCTGGAGAGGCAAATCAAATGCCCACTCACATTTTATTATTAATTGAAACTCAAAACCTACTCGCCCAACCTGAGCAAAAGCCTGTTGCTTGGCGTTGGAAAGGTAAAAAATATGACTCCTACCTTTATCTTGACAATGGAGCACCTGACTATCCAGAAGATTGTGAGTCCCTCTACACATCACCACCAAAACGTGAGCCTTTGAGCGATGAAGAGGCACACGTACTGTGTCAAAATCGAACCTTACTGGGCGGGACGGTGCTGGAGTTGTTGCGCGATGTTGAGAAAGCACACGATATTACTGGAGGCGAATAGTGAGTATTGTTGAATGGGTTTTTACAATTATGTCAATTGGATTTGCCTATGTGGTCTTAAGCTTTCCATACTTAATTGAAAAGTTAGTAAGGGTAATTAAAGAACTTTGGAGTAGATGATGAGTAAAGAAAGAGAGTTATTGAAAAGAACTATTTATTTTTTAGAGCCGCTAGATTGGGATGCGAATGTCCAAGAAACCTGTCAAGATTTGATTAAAGAAATCACAGAACTACTTGACCAACCTGAGCAAGAGCCAGTGGCTTGGATGTATGAACGTCAAAACGAAGATTTTACAGAGCGGACTTTATCGGTAGGGTTTGAAAAGAATTTTGATGGAATAACAATACCACTCTACACATCACCGCCAAAACGTGAGCCTTTGAGTGATGAAGATATAGCCAATTTAGAAATTCTATCAAAAACTTTGGATAGTCTTGAATATAGATATGGTTTTATAAATGGTGTTTTGTACGCAGAAAAAGCACACGGTATAGGAGACGACAATGAGTCTTGAAAGAGAGTTAATAAAGGATATGAAAATCTTATTAGAATGCACGGATATGGGTAGTCTACAGCGTCGAGCTGATGTGCTAATCGGTAGAGCTATAGAGATACTAACCCAACCTGAGCCATATCTAACAGGTGATCAACTGATAGATATGTGGCGTGATGGATATGATGCTGGAGCAAGACTCGCCCAGCCTGAGCAAGAACAAGAACCTATTGCTTGGACCTACGATTGGGAAGATACGCTAGAGAAAGAGAGCATGCAAAATCGTATAACAAAAATAAAAGCTATGATTGAAAGACCCGAAGCTCTTAATGTCCGACCACTCTACACAACACCACCAAAACGCAAACCTTTGAGTGATGATGAAATGAGAGCTATTTGGAAAGAAGGCGTTAGAGGTGAAATACCTTTTGTTGAAATTGGAAGAGCAATAGAGAAAGCACACGGTATTGGAGTAGATGATGAGTAACAAAGAGCCTGTAGCATGGAGAGGTATAAATTTTACTGAAGCTGAAGGTAAATGGCTATATCGTGATTTAGATGAACCATTTACAGACCATAATTTTAACAATGTTGGAGAAGCTCTTTATCTAGCACCACCAAAACGTGAGCCTTTGAGTGATGGGGTTTTATCTAAAGAAATAGATATTATAAAAAAAGATAGTGATTTTTCTAAAGTTAGACCTTGGCAAATATATTATTTGGCACGAAGAATTGAAGAATTACACGGCATAGGAGGAAGTGATGCCTAGCCACCTAATAACACGCCAAGAAATAGCCGATCTGCTCGGTTTTACCACTCAGCACATTGGAGTAATGGACGACAGAGGGCAATTACCTTGCCCACCTGACGACTATATTGATCCGAGGCAGATGAAGAAAGGCAACCCGACTAAATACTATAATCGGGAGATAATGCTAGCCTGGATTAAAAGAAGAAAAGAGCCAAACAGAGAACCCAAAGGCATTACTTTTAAACAAGTATTTTCAGGCCAGTTTGAGCGGCATGATTTAAAATTGCAATGGAAGCATAAAAAGATAGTGGCTAAGAACAATCAGCCGCAAACCATAAAAGTTAAGTTTATCGGGGAATGGTGATGAGTATTCATTTTAAAAGTGAAACAGATTTATGGGCAACCCCTCAATCATTCTTTGATGACCTAAACAAAGAGTTTAATTTTACTTTAGATGTTTGTGCTAATGAAGATAATGCTAAGTGTGATAAATTCTATACTAAAGAGGATGATGGGCTTTCTCAAGATTGGAAAGGCGTAGTTTGGATGAACCCGCCTTACGGTAGGGAAATTAGTAAATGGATGTCTAAAGCTAATAAAGTCAATTGTACGGTTGTTTGTTTAGTTCCAGCAAGAACGGATACACGATGGTGGCATGATTATTGTATTCAACATGAAATACGTTTTATTAAAGGTAGGCTTAAATTTGGTGGGCATAAAAATAGCGCACCCTTCCCAAGCGCATTAATAATTATAAAAGGTAATCATGATGTTTAAATGCTATGACGGCCATGTTAGCAAAACAAAGCCTAAGCATATCAAATGCCCTAAATGCCAAGACATATTTGAAACAATATCACGCTCAAGGAAATATTGTTCTAAATGCTCCCCATGTCGCATGACAGATCCGAGTTTTGCAAATACGTTATGATTTGAGAAGCAAGGATGCTTCTTTTTCTCTGCGTTTAACTAAGCCTTGCAATATTACCCCATTGGCCTTTTTCCACTTCTTTATCTCAGTCGATGCTGATATCCAGTTGCCTTGGTCGACTCTTAGTTTAAGGGTAGACTTTAAATAATTACCTAGCCCTAGATTATAAATAAAATCAGCAATAGCGGCTTGTTTTTGAACACTTACATCTCTTAGTATAGGTGATGCAGTTATCGCTTGCTGTAGGCATTTAACGGCTGTTTTTAATAGCTGTTCATCGGCTTGGATCTGCGTCCATGTCAAATTATCTGTAACTTCCTTGCCCGTATATCCCCAACCAATTGTCCACACACCAGCCGGACAGCGATACGCCTTTAAACTACACCCCTCAAATTCTTTAATTAACGGCAATAATATCTCTAAAGCGGTAGCTATCAAGATAAGAATCTCAACTTATAAAGTGTAGATGAATAAGTTTCCACTGCGGTATCAATTAAGTTTTGGATAGCGGTATCTTCTTTTGAACAAATTTTATAACGATTGTCTGAAATCCATTTAACATGCTTTTCTAGCAATGGGATAATGCCCGCTTTACCGGTATAGCCTTCAATCGGGATGTAATCCATTAAGTTATATGTGCCTTGATAAGCTTCAGCTATGGCATCCGCATTGTCAATGATGGCATCATAAAATGAGCCGAGTGCCATATGTTGGGAAAATGATTTAGTACGTAAATGCTCGCGGTGGGCAAGATCACGCGCCAAAAATAACAATGATATTAAATCTTCCATTTGAGTTCCTTATTTAATTAAATAAACAACGACGGCAAAGACAGCGCTAACGGTAAAGACAATCCCACCAAAAAACCCCTTGTGCCGGTCGTTGTCTTTTCTGAGCTGGTCTATTGCATCAAATATTTTATCAGAACGCCTGCGCGACTCATCACGGTCGGCTTTAAATTCAGAATGTAAACTGTCAATACGCTGTTCCATCTTTGCGACTCTTGATTCTATGTCAACCATAACTGTGCCTTATTCATACATGATGTTAATAGAACCAGCGTCAAATGTAGCCGCACCGGAAGTGGATGTTATACGAACCCTGTCTAAAGTGGCTGTTAGAGCTTTGATGCCAGCACCAACACAAGCCGCATAATTTGGAGATCTGGACACAGCATGATTTGCCGTCCAGGTAGTACCGGTTACTTTGTGCAAAAATAACGAGCCTGAGAACACCTGTGCGGGGTCTGTGACATTCATGCACACAAAGCCATTAGTAATATTGGCACAAGATGTGCCTGTGGTTGCAATAGTTGAGTTTACAGACACATAACCCGCTGTTTCAATGCCGCCTGAATCGCCTATTTGCACCATCGTATCCAATGTTGTGCTATCAGTTGACACGCCATTAAACATGATCGTTATGCGTTTAGCCCAACTTGGGATGCCAGTAAAATCAATATTTGTGCCAGACGTTGAATTAACGACTGTACCACTGGTTAGGATGCCAACCCCTGTGGGTGTGCCGGCAAATACGGGGGATGTTATAGTAGGCGTGGAGCTTAAAACATTACTGCCTGTGCCTGTGCTAGTCGTTACGCCTGTACCACCTTTTGCAACGGCTAGAGTAGCCGATACCGTTGTGGCTGTCGCTGAGTTGCCCGTACAAGCCGCTGCTGTGCCTGCGGTGGTTGCATAGGTCGCTGTGGACACGTTAAAACTGGAATGAGTAGGATCTAGGAAGCCATAATAAACTGTGGATAAGCCAGAATCTAATGTCACCGAGTCATTAATAACGGTGATCGTAGTTACTGTGCTAAAAACCGACGTTAGGATAGTTGCATAACAACTACCTCCTGATACGCTGGCTTGTATACGACGGCCTACTGTAAACACAGTCGTCTGATCGCCAATAACACTAAAAGACGTTGTGTTAATATACGTTGCAGTGCCAGGGAATAAAACCCACTCTGATACGATAGGTGCGGAAGTGTCATTGATGCCAGTTAAGTTATCGACTGTCCGCAAAGGATTGCCAATGGCATCGGTTAACACCGCCTTGTAAACAGCGCCTGTGGTTAGCCATATCGGGCTTTCAGGCTCACCGCGTACATTTAGCACGATAGGATTAGTTTGGAGTATCAATCCCTCTGAATCTGCAAAAGTGGGCACTAAAGTGGATGATCCAGCCACATACCAGGTTAGCAAACCGCCCGACAGAGGCAGGCCGGCATTGTCTAGCTGAGCGTCGTTAAATATAGGTGCGAGTTTTACGGCCATTGGTGTTCCTATTTAGTTCTATCTTGACCAGCTTGATAAAGATAATTGATAAGTGATGGTTTAGCATATTTTCCCGCTTTACCAATTTTCCCAGCTTTACCTAAAGCAAAAGCAGTCTCTCCCATAAGCCTTGGAGATTGAAGGGCTAATGATGGAATCAATAAAGGCAATGAAGATGCGCCACCTGTTGCAAGCCCAGCACTGGACATCAATCCAGCTTGTAAATTACCCAAACCTCTTGGAGTAATTGACAACAATGATTGTCCGGCTAAAGATGGCATAATATTATTTGTGCCACCTTCTTCTAATTGCCTTGCTAAATTTAATCTATTACCATAATTTGTATTTACGTTATTACGCATCAAAGATTGTAATTTACGCATGGCAGTATCGACTGACGCATTACTTTTCAATGATAAAGTGCGCTCCATTTCATGGATCAAATCCGATGCCTCAGTATAGTCCTTCATTACTTTGGCATAAGTTGGCGCTTGTTTAGTTATGGAATCTTTAACCGCATTATAAACATTATTGCCGACGCGCCTTGCATTTTTTTGTTCTAAAGGCAATTCTTCAACTAAACTTCCTATTTGTTGCTTTAAACTGTCAAGTCCTTCGGGCGTGTGATATTCGGCTGGATCTAAACTTTTCCAGTTTTCTACCTTTTGAGCAATATCGCCTAATACAGAAGCCGCTTTCTCATCTTTGATTTGTCCTTTAAATTTTATGCTACTTAACGCATCATTTAAATTATTTTCAATATCAGACATATCTAAAACAGTTTTATCATTTGATATATCAACCATTCCAGAACGATATTCAGCGCTTTTCTTTGCATTAATTTGTTGTAAATTTTCTTTGGCTTTTTCTAAAACATTTTGCATAGGCACATTACCACGCAAGTTACTGGCAAAATCAGCCGCATCTTGACCGCCTGCTAAACCAGCTTTAGCGGCTGTTCTTAAAGATTCACCGCCCGTATGCGTGCCAATACCACCGACAACGTCAGCCAATAAACCGCCTGCCTTTGGTATTACTTTAGAACCTAGTAAGTTTAAAGGCTCTATGGCAGAGCCCAACTTAGAAAGCTTTGCAGCTTTACCAGCTACTCCAGGGGTACTTGCACCTGCTGTACCACCTAAAGTTAATACAGACGATAAATCACCCATAACGCCAATAGGATCATCAGCAACGGCTTGTTTTAAGTTTTTAATAGAGCCATAACGATTTTGATAAAAATCAGCGACTTTGCTTGCTGTTTCTTTATTTTTAGCAAGTTCTGGATTAATGCTATACATTAATTTATTAGCTGATTCTGGCAATGCTTTTTGTAATGCGCCATTGGCTATATCTAATACAGATTTAGCGGTATCAATAGGATGTGCAATTGTATGGGCAACAGCGCCAATATATTCACCCGTAGATTTAGGTATATTTGAAACGGCTGTTCGAGTCATTTCGCCTAAAGTTAATTCTGGTGATGATGTTGGTTTTTCTGGTTGAGCCGGATTAGCTACCCAATCAATTTTAGGTAATGCTGTTTGTTTTGGTTGAGACACATAATCAATTTTAGGCAATGAAGATCCTTGTTGATAGGGTGTTTCGTCTGCACTAGCTGGGCTAACAATAAAGTCTAAAAACTTATTGGTGTATTTTTGAGTTTCATGCGGTAAAGCATCAAAGTTCATTGACTCAATGGCTTTATTATTATGCCCTGCATTGTAACCGGCTATTGCTTGAGCATAATTACCATTAAACTTATCCAGACCTTTACGCAAATATTTTGCGCCACCTTCAATGTTTTGTATAGGATCGTGCGGATCAACGCCCAATTCTTTAGCAGTTGCCGGCATTAATTGAGTTAATCCTATTGCCCCCGCTGGGGAGCGTGCATTTAAATTGCCACCTGATTCCACTTCAATAAGCTTTTTTAAAACACCAGGCTTTAACTCATATTTTGATTCAATATCATTAATAACTTTAGTGTAGTCCATTATTCAATGACCTCAACTTGATTTTGACCTATGACTCTAATATTTTGCCCATTTAACTTGCTGACTGTGCCAATAGGCGCATCACCTGTGTCAGCATCAACAATATTTCTGCCAGGAAGGATGTTTTGGTTAATTAATGGCTTATATTCTTTTCTCTGGCGTTTATATGCTTCTTCTCTTGTCTTTTCATAAGAGTTATAAGTTTGATGTAATTGTCTTGTTAATTTATCCCAAGCATGTTTTCTTGACTCAACTGTACCTTGTCCGGTAGCAGCCGCCAATTGACGCTCCCATTCTTTTTCAGTATTCATTAATTGAGAAGGGGAAACACCAGCATCTTGCTTCATTGAGCGCATTGTCTCAATCATTATCTGCCCATTTGCTTGAGTAATATCATTTAATATAGTATTACTGCCTAGTATTTGCCTAGCGTTATAAGCAATACTATTGTCAGTTGGTAAAATATCTTTTTTAACTTGTTCGCCATACTTATTTAAATTTTCACCTAATCCAGCTAAATTCATAGCTGACTCATTAAGTCCCGCTATTTTTTGAGGCTCAGACTGCATCAATGCCAAATCTGATTTATTTAATTCTGCTTGTCTTTTTATGTCTTCTTCTTGCGCCATAGAGCCTAACTTAACCGCTTCCTCTTGTTGAAGCTGTGCTGTTTTAGGCGATACATTTTGCCCTTGCTGTGCAAAAATATTAACTAAACCATTAGGTGCTTGAGCCATTGGTTGTGGTGCTTGCATCCCATTAGCTTGCGCTTGTGGTTGCATTTGCATAGGTTGAGCAGATACACCTCCAGCATTAGGATGTTTTTTATCATAAAATTCAACATTTCCACTAGGGGTTTGCATAGGAACATAATCATGTTCATAAGGATTTAATAATTGTTTTTCAATTAGTTTATTTTGTATTTCAGCCATTGCCTTTTCCTGAGCAGTTGGGCCGGCAAGTTGCTTAACGCTTTGATAATCAACGGGCTGTGACGGATCATACTGATGACCCGCAAGCTTTGCAACTATTGGCGCATAAGGTTGACTGATTTGCTGAAAAGCATTATTAAACTGTGGATCATCTTCAGATAACCCAGTTGATTTAACCTTACCTACTATTTCAGTGGCAATATCTCTAAAAAGCTTGTGCTTAGTCACATCTTGGCTTAATTGATTATTTTCTAGCTGCGCTTGATTAGTTTGCCTCTCCATTTCCATTTGCTGTGGTGCATATTGAAGCTTCAAGTTATTTAATTGGTTTTGTTGTTGCGAGTTTTTGAAATTAGAGGCTTCATTAGCATATTCCATCAAGCCGCGTGGCTGTACAACGGGGGGCATGTATATTTCCATTTTAACCTCAGAAATTTAATTTTTGATTATTAAAGCCAAATGCGTTTTGGTTCATATAATTGCTGTTTGCTAAATTAGTTGCACCACCGCCCCCGCCTGCTGTAGTTGTGCCGCCACCACCATATGCCAAACCTGTGCCAATCCCTTGATTAAGCGCATTACCGATGCCGGTATACATATTAGCTTGGTTTTGTCCTTGTGCCTGTGCCAAACCGCCTTGTGTATTACCTAAGTTTGTTGCAACACCCGCTAAAGCGCCAGCGCCTTGCATAGTGTAACCGCCTTGAGTGCCTGCGGCTTGTTGTCCTTGTCCTGCCATGCTTTGCAATCGATTAAACGTATTACTTTTGTTGCTTGTGTCACGAGCAAATGCGTTCTGATAAGCTTGTTGAGCGCGTTCCCATGCGCCTTGATAACCTGTGGAAGCCTGCCCCTGTGCATAGTTATTAACGTCTTTTAATTGACGACCAGACAATAACGAACCACGAGCGGCTGCTGAATTACCTAATGATTGTAAGCCCTGCTCAAGTTGGAACTTATAACCTGGCGTAGCTTGTAGCTCTTCCAATGAATTAACCATTGGCGTATAACCTGGATCTTGCTTATACTGCTCCATGCCGTAATTCTGAGCTAAAGCGCCATACTGCGGATTAGCTTGTGCTTCGGCTTGCTTAGTCGCGGTATATTCTTTTTGTGCCTCGGCATAAGCCGGTGTTTTACTAAAAACATCCAGCCCATTATTCTTAGGATTGTATTTTCTGAGCAAACTATCCCACAAAGGATCTTGAGCTTTGCCGACTCTGCCTGTCTTAGGCGCTATCTCATTAGCACCGCCCAAGCCCATTTGCATAGCTAGATTGTTTAACGCATTGCCGCCCACCGTTGAATAAGGTTGCAAATCACTTCGAGCTGTCTTAACACCTCCTTCAATATCTGCTCTAGCCTGTGCCGCTGCTGCCGCTGCTGCTTCGCCTGCCTTTTTATTGGCTGAACCTTGAGCCGATGAGCCTGCCATTGATGCGCCTGCCGATATTGCCGCCCCGCCTACGCCTACCGCTACCGCTGCAAAAGTCATTGTATAACTCCTAATTTGTTTGCCATCTCAACCCAAGAAAGGTCGCTATCATGCACGATTTCTTTTTCCAATTCCTCAACCTCAGTATTTTCGCTTTGGTGAATCGTTGCCCATATTGTTTCTTCATGCACATAAATTAATCGTTTTGTACCGGCTTTTGATATCCAGGTTGAGGGCGCTTTTATGCGGGAAACGCCTTCATCAGTCATTATACTAACTTCACCTTTTGATAAAATACTTACGTGGTCAAAGTTATGCACCTTGCCGGTTAATAGCATATCTTTGGGCAAAGTTATCTGTCTAGTGTAAGTCCTATTACAAATAAAATGCTCAAGAGGCAATTCCTTTGCGGTTTGCTCTGAGCCGGCTATAAAACTTTTTAGGTAATATTCGGCTAACTCTATTTTCTGGATATTAGACAATAAAGCCAGATCCGTTTTATAGTGTTCAGCTATGACTGGTAAGTTAAACGCATCCATTACACCACCCTCTGCATAACCACTGAGCCATTCCGGTAAAAACCATATAAAGGCACTCCACCAGCCGCTGCCGCTGCATCATTAACATAATCGCTTAGAGCTACATTGCTAGATGGTAAAGAGCCTAGGTATAGCGTTAGCTGTGAAAAATAATTAACCCATGCCACCGAGCTTATATCGAATGGCTCACGAATAGGGGCTTGTGGAATCTTCACGATGCCAACTCTGTTGCTTCTATAATAGCGGCAATAATAACAACCTTAACAGGATCAGTGATTCTAACCTTGAATAGAAAATCGCGTGCATGGCCCAATCTTCGCCATTCGGCACGTTTATAATTCTGTCCTGCTGCGCCCAATGTCGTCCACTTCTCATTGCCATAAACTTTCCCGCCATCTCTGCTTATCTGCAACATCACTGTAGGCGGTGTATTAGCACCTACGCCTCCCTCCATATCTATTCTAAGCCGTCTGATTGTCATATTATTACGACTAGCTGCAAAGACATGGCCGCTAATTAGCTCACGTTCAATAGGCTGGCCGTTATCGGTGAACACGTCAGGATCTAAAATATACAATTGGCCATCATTATAATCCGAAACGATGAACTTGGTATCAAAAGAACAGCCTATATCAGCGGTATGGCGGCTAATACCCCAAGACTTGAGCTGTGACCAGGCATTGGATGAAAAGTCGTATAGCCACGTTTTTTGCTCTTCAATGAAAGTAATCTGATAAAACGGACGCCCATTCAGATAATAACCAAACCCCACGCAATTGGTAGGTGTAGCGTAGTTATTAATAATATAGTCTATGTCGGTGTTGCTGATTGGGCTAACTTGATAGCCTTGCAGTTGGCAGATAGATAACGCCCCTTGTTTGTTCCTAAATAAGCCGGTACTGAATCCATTAGCATAAGACAATGACCATCGAGAGGCTAAACCTGAATTGGTAGGCGCACCTTGTACACGGCTGAATGGAAAAAGAGCCTCGCCTGTGTTAGCCCATAGCTCAACGCTACTTGTGCCAAACAAAGCTAAATAACCTTTATCCGCTATCACTGCGACTAAGTTGTCTGGGTTAGATTCGGCTGTGGCGTAGTTTAAGCCATCCCAACTTAAGCCGTCATAGACTGTAGAGATATAAAACTGCCCACTGCTGACTCGATTAGTTATGAAGTAACCATCAAGGAAGGTAACGGTATCTGCTGCATAAGGGATTGGATTTGCACCAGTTGTGAGTGCATTGGTAATAGCATGTGACACCGCATCATAAATATAAACGGCTGTGCCTGTGGCTATACAGAGCTGATGCCCCACACTCCCATTATTCGCCATACTGACATAACCTTCAATATCGGTTGGCGATAACGTATACATAACCGATGTGCCATCGCTCTGCACAATAATAAGGTTACCACGTTGAACAACACACAATATATTAAACGCCTCAAACCAGTGCATGCCGCGCGTAGGCGATGCGCCAAGGTTTGTAAACAAGTTTAGCCCTGGTGTGTTATAGGCCACTACCTGTGTTTTATCTAAATCCGCTTGGATATCATAGTATAAGTTAAGCCTGTGAGCGGCTGTAATATTAGGCGATTTAGACTGCTGTCCGAGGCCGAAAAGCTTAATTTCTGGCATTTATTTACCCTGCAATGGATTTCTGTACATATTATTAGAAATAGAATAATCTTTATTTTTTCCTTTGTTTTCAACAAATCCAAATCTTTTATATAATGCAATCTGCTTTGCTTTATTTCCTCCAAAATCACCAGCGGCTGTTAAGCTTATTGGTTGCTGATTCATGTCTGCATATGCAGCTAAATCTTGCAAAAAATTAGAACCAAGCCCTTTATTTCTTTTTTCTTTTTCTATAACAAGTCTATCTAATGTTAGGCCGTTATTGCTTCCTGAAATATCAGCCGTTATATCTTGTCCATATTTTTTATTTAAAATATCACCAATATTTTTTGCTCCCCCATAACCACTGACCGCCAACCCCATAGGCGCATTTAACGCGGCACTTAAACCCCATTCTCCCATCTTCTGTGGAGACTGAAAATCAGCCTCGGTGGGTATAAGCTTACTGACATTTGACTTTAAAGCACTACCAAACTTCTTGGCGTTTGGATAAGCATCTTTAAGCTGTCCATAGTCTTGGGTTTGCTGTCTGAACCAGTCCGCTAGTGTTGGCATTTATTTACACCTTATTTTATAAGTCATTGATTTAATTGACTAATTTCCACGGTAGATGTTGAAACGCTGCTTACCTGGCGCAAACAAAGCAGGATCAACTTGAGTCGTAATGTTGCGCTTGTTGACTCGCTTAATACCTGCCCTAGCGTTCATGGCTAATTGTTGAACATCCTGCCCTGCTGTCGTTTGGTATTCGCTGGCTATCTCACAAGCAAGCTGGTATTTCATCGCCCTTGCATAGCCAGGAGGCAACAAAACCTCATTAGTCAAACCATCGAACTGGGTGAATGGTTTACGGCTGTACAGCGTTAATATGGATGGTATGGTGCTTATTGGGTATAGATAAATAGTAGACAGCGGAAATGTCTCATCAACATAAAAATATTCGGTATAGCTTGTTGATAATGATTTAAGACGAATAGCCGCCCAGTCATCAAAAGCCATTTGTTGCACATTAAAATCTGCGCCATTGACGTTGATAGTGGCTTGCTCAATGCTGATAGGTCGTGATGTATTAAAGTTACCACCAAGCCCCATTGTATAAGTCACTTGCCCCGGCACTAAAGTAAATTCTTCTTTTGTGACATGGTGCAGCATTAACGAATCATTAGACCATGAATCGATCATCATGTTGAGACATTCTAGCGCATCATTAGCTTCGGACGCGGTTAATGTGATGTCATCATTCAGCACTTGTAATAGGCGCAATGAACTCTTGATAATATCAAGCGCTGTCGTGGCTTTGGTAAAATTAACAACGGTTGTCATTGATTAGTCCTTATTTATAAAAAACTACCGACTGTATTTGACTGAGCAACAAAATGGAACAATATGTTTCTTGCTCCACCTGAGCGGTTTTCCACCATAATAGTGCCATCTGTTTGCGTTGATACAGTTACTTGGCCGACTGTGCCTGTCAGCTTAGTATCACCGTTAATAGTCGATACGAGATGTCGCACATCATCCCAAAGCTTACCACCTAAAATAAGTTTTGATGCGTTACTGATTACAATCGCTTTTACATTCATAGATATCTACCTTACACTCTAATATTATTTGCCCACCATCAAAAGTGGGAGTATTCCAACCTATTGGTTTTATCGCGGCTGGATGTAGGGAACAATCATTTAATACGCAACTTGTCAGGTGACAACATACCAACACCACCAGACAGTGCCATACCCAGTGCGATGATCGATTCAGCTTGTTCACCTTTAAACGCAACTAGCCCAAAAGATGTAAGCACCCAGATAGCCGCACGCCAACTTGAGGGTTCTTGTAATCTGGCTAATATAAATTCTTTCATAATTGTACCTTATCGTGTTAGTGTTGGCATATATTTAGGGATGCCGTTTTTAAGAGCTATATTTAAAACTGATACCATCTAAATGAAATGACACATTACTCCCACCGGTCAATAATGTAACCCCTCCACCATCCCCGCTGGTATCTATTTTACAAACCGCTAACACCCCATTTGAAATGACAGGAACAAGAATAGTTGCTTCTGGACAATGTCTAGTTGGCAAAGAAAAAGCTTTTAAATTAACAGTGCCGCCAGAAACTACACCTCTTAAATGTACAAATCCGTTCTCATCTTTTAGATATCCTGCATTAGAATATGGACTTCCAAAATTAACCCATGAGTTTGAAAAAACTGTTACTGGTGTATATTGAACATTTTGTTTTGTACCTAGAACATCTGATGCAGACGTGCCTGCATCAATTAAATTATTACTTGTTTTTCCAATAAAAGTGCTTGTATCAAGACCAATATAATAAGTGCCGCCTGTAATTATATTATTTGCACAAATGTAATTATTAGCAAAAAGTCGTATTGCAGCATTATTTGCTGAAATAGTATAAGGACTAATAAGTATGTTATTAGTCACTGTTATATTAGCAGGTGTGAATCCTGAGCCTTGTTGATTACAGGTAATTACACAAGATGTATTTGTGGACGGGTAATCGCAAAAAACATTTTTATTAATAGTTAAATTTTGCGTGTTTCGCCGCCCTGCTATATGTACATTTCTAAAAATATTATCAGACACTGTTACATTTTTTACAGTGTTGCCAGCGATAAGTGGCTCTAGTTGACACGGAGAGCCTGTTGTTGATGTGCATACAAGAATATTATTTGAAAATATAAAGCCGTCAGCGACCAACCCTGTTGTTACAGCGCCAGAATCTTCAGCATTAAAATTTACCATCTGAGCAGAGCCAGAGGTCTGAGCATAGCACCCAAAAACTTGAGCGTCTTTTGGAGAATCCCAATGATCGAAAGCGCAATTAATAAACCCGTAAGCATAACAATATGAAACTATTGTATTAATACAATGTTTAAAGGCTGTTGCATCTTCACCGTTATTAAAATAACAATTGTCAACATGGACTGTTGTTGTGTAACGCATAGCAATCGCGTGTGCGCCACCCCCTGGAATAACAACACTTCCGTAATCAAAAGCTAATTTTTCTATTAATATATTGCTATCTGTAAATACAGTCGCAGACCAGTTTTTGTTTCTAAATAATGCGCCTGTGACTATGTTTTGAAAACTAACTTGGTCGGCATAAATGCGAGATTTTTTACCGTCACCACTTGCTGTTGTATTTGACCAAACTAGAATTGATTGGTTTACTTTGTAAGTACCTGCTGGAAACTTAACTTCCCCACCGCCAAGCCCACCTATATAATCAAAAGCCGCTTGTATAAATGTTGTACTATCAACAACGCCTGTTGGATCTGCACCAAAATCTAACACCGACACAGTTTCTTTTAATTGGTCATCAACGGTTCTAGGTATAGTAGAGCCAGTTTGTTGAAAACCAACCAATGCCGCGCCTGTTGTGGCGGCTAGATCTGCAATATTAGTTTTTAAGGCTAAACCACTGCTGATATCAGTATCTAACTCATTTATGGCGGTTTGAACCGTAGTTGATGAGATTGTACCGGTTGGATTAAACCCAACCATCGACGCGCCTGACGGTGTTGACAGATCTTGCAAGGCAGTATTCTGGTCAACAAACACATCTAGTTGTGTTTTTAACAATAAACCATTTTTATAAAAGCTGAAATCGTAACGACCAGAGGAGAAATAAAAGCTGTATGAGCCATCAAAGTCGGTAACAATTGATGTCAAGATGATAGTTCCTGCATAATCAGCGTACAAAGTAGCTGGCAGCCCATCTAAGTGATTTGTAACAGTAATGACAGCACCAGCTATGGCATTGCCAGACCGGTCTTGTAAAACATCCTGGTAATGCTGCATAGCTCGTGCCTCTTTAAATTAGGGAAAGAGCCATCCTTGGCTCATAGTGCTGGTTTAACGATACAACGGCTTATAAATACTTAAGCCCCATACGCCAGCGGCAGGCATTGCCATTGATACAGCGGTGGTATTTTTCCATGTGACAGTTAATGTGTTAGTCGCTGTCGGTTTAGAATCAACTAATACTAAACCGTTTGGAATAACAATAACGTCACGCGGTGCAAAACCATAATTAACATCGGTTGTTGCAAGACCTGTAAAAGTCATTGTTTCGGTTACCGATGCGCCAGCGGCTAAAGCTGTGCCACTATTAATTGTATAACTTGAAGATTGATAAGTAACGATTGGCTGAGCAATCGTTAGACCGCCATTATAAATATCTGGCATTTGAAGCCTCCTATTAAATTAAGTTAATTAGCCGCCAACGCGCACAGCAAGTTCAGGATAGATAGTTTTCCATCCAAACAACACATCAAAACGCACTGGGAACATATCGCTGTTGATGTCATACTGTCTAACCATACGCATTGAGATGCCTTTATAGTTAGCGCGTTCAGCCATATCAACACCACCTGGTAGCAATAAATCAGCGGTTGCTAATGTAAAGGCGTTCTTATGGAAGGCCAAGTTTTGTGAAGAGCCTGTGCCAGCAATCGCACCAGATGTTAAAATACTTATTGCAGCCGTACCGCTTGGAGTGCCTGTGCAAGTTGCAAATTGTCCACTTGGTATATAAGCTGGGTAAATTGGCAAAGTACCAGTAGTCGTTACAGCGGTATCAGCGGTTACAACAAACTGCATTGGACGACCAGTTGATTGACGGTTTTGTGGATTGATGGCAAAAACGCCAGTGATTTGAACAATAGTACCTTTAGGCACTGTGCCGGCAGTAGACGTTACCGCAATAGTAGTCGCACCAGAAGCAGGCGCTGCTGTTAATGCAGTGACAGAACCAGCCGCCATCGGTACAAAGCTGTTTACGTTAGCATCAGCCGCCCAATCAAAGCCCAATGTAGACGCACCAATAGACCCTTTTTCAAAGATACTGGACACTCTAGCTTGTGGGTTAAACAACGCCAGCATTGGCGTTGCCGCAGATACTTGAGATAAAGGATCTAGCACCAAGCCACGCGCTTCGTTAGGAACACCTGATTCAGTTAAGATTGCGCCAGCTGTCAAGATTTGGCTTTGTACTTGTGCAACAGTCGCAGAGCCACCGTTTAAAGTGCCAGAAGTACCGTAAGCTGTGCCGGATGCGCCCGCATTGACATAACGGAAGATGTCTTTATAAAGTTGCAAGCCTTGAAAATCGATTCTGTTAGCAATGGTAGCCATCGCAGGCTTTAAGAAACGATCGCTAAACTCGTCAATATGCAAAGTTAAATCAGTTGATGAAAACGAAATATCAACACCGAACTGTGTGTCCAAAGTGATTGGCACATAGTTTTCAGTAGATGCTTCAACGGACAACGCTTGGCCTGAACGACCGACATAACGGGGTGGTTTACGCGCATTGATTGTCGCGCCGATTTTTGCACCGGCAACGCCAAATTTGTCATCGTATTCTCTGTTAACGTTCTTTGTAAAAGTCAGCTCATTCTCAAGAATCATTAAAGCTTCTTTTTGAATTATGCTACTGGTAAGTAGGGTATTAGCCATTTTATAGCTCCATTAAGATTAGGGTATTAAGTTGTGTTTATTTACGTTGTGCCTCTCTGAGTCTTACATAATCGGCCATGCTCTGGGCATCTTCCGGATTTGTAACAACTGCGGAGGTCTTGGCACTCCCTAATGGAGCGATGGGTTTTGGCGCATTAGACACAGCTTTTTTTGTTGGCTGCTCTAAAGATGGTGTAGCTATACTTGCCTCAATGCGTCCGATATAACGTAACGCTTGGGCTTGTGTCATTTCACCGAGTTTGTCCATTTCATCCGGGTTTTTGCCCAAATAATAAGTTAGCTCAGCGGGGTTTTCAGATTCCAGTAACAATGTCCTGAACTCAGGCACAGTTGTCAGTGGATGCTGAAAAAAATCTTGCTCTATTGTATCATAGTCTGCATGTGTGCCGCGCGCAGCTTCTTGCAATTCACCGATATAACTTTGCTTCTCTGCCATTTTAAGCTTATTTTGCTGAGATGCAAACATTTCATTGACTTTGTGATCCGTCAATGCTTCTAAATAGTCTGGATCATAGCGGCCCGCTGGATAATTATCAGGGTTTGGCGCTCCATTATCATAAGATCTGGCTTGTGGTTGTGGCGCTTGTCCTGAACGTCTAAACTCTTCTAGTTCACGCTCTAGCCTGTCCGCTCTTTCTTGTGCGGCTTGGCGTTCTCTACGTTCCTCATACTTTTCCTTAGTAATGGCATCAATGCGTTTTTGTACGCCTTTAGGAACCTTTTCTTCTTCTTGTTCTGGCTCTGCATCTGCCTCTATTTCTGGCGTTACTTGAGCCTCAATAACATCTTCTTGTGGTACATCAGGAATAATTGTTTCTGCGTTCATCTTGCGCCTCCATTGGCGATTTATTGCACCTTTTCAGGCGGGGGTTACATCAATAGCATAATTGCCATTTCATCGTCTTCTTCTTCCTCTTGTATTTGCTTTTTTAAATGAGCCAATACAATGGCTTTGGCTTCTAACTTAGTAGCGGCCATGCTTTCTTTAATGCTTTTGTGCTTAATACTTGCGACTAGCCTTGCTCGTTCTTTCTTATCCGCATTAGTGATTAACTCATCGACCGCTTTTGCCAATAACTCATCGAGATCTTGCTTCTTGAGCTTGGCACGTTTTATCTTTGGAGCGCCTTTAGGCGTTAAGATATCCGAGTTGTACCAATAAAACGGGTGATCTGGCTCAACAACAACCGGAGGCGTTATTGATTCGATTACCCCGACAAAGGGAATGTCCGCAAAACTAGACTCAGCAAACATTATTTATTCGCTTGTGCTTTTAAGTAACCAAGAGCCAGCTCAATGCCTAAGTTAATCAAAAAATTACTCAAGTCATAACCGAATTTCTTAATCTCATTGATAGCAACCACTTGTTTGGCTTGTCCGGATAAACTCGAATCCATTAGGCTAGCCACCACTCGTTTAATCGATTCAAAATGAACCCCGCCAATGTACCATTTAGCAAACTTCTCTATTATAATTCCTTTGATATTCATAAAATCACCTCAAAATAAATCATTAAGTAATACGTTGATAACGCCAGGCTATCAGTAGCGGATAACAAATAAACGTCATTATATAGAGCTATACTAATCAACTTTAGCTAGTTGTGGCGCAGGCTGAAAGAAAAAGCCTAGCGTGCCAAATAACAAGGTCAATGTATTTAAGGCATCTTGTATCATGCCTGTGTCAACCTGCACCCCTAGCATTGCACAAACAGCCGACAAGGATGCCATTGTGCCGGGTTGTTTCAAGTTCTGTTTGAGCCAAATAAATGCGCCTAATAGTTTATTCATCATAGTCCTATACTAGCATTATAAGCAGTCCTAGCCGCAGTCAAACCATCTTCAGGCGTTGGTTGGTTATACTGGCTCATATAAGATTGTAACGCGCCATTAATCACGAATACCAGATAATCATCATTTGTTGCAATCAAACTAGGTGACGGTACATACCCCAACGCCTCAGCGACTAAATTCGCATCAACTGTCAAGCCTACTTGTTCAGCTCTTGAGATATAGGTCTGGCTAAGTGTAATTAACTCTTGCTCTTGTTCGGTAGTCAAAAGCCCGGCTAATACCCAAGCGTGTAACATTTCCACGTTTTGCTGGATACTTAAATCTAAGCTGGCTGGTGTCAAGTTGCCCTGTAATAAATCCAGCAATGTTAATGCAATAGACCTTAATGGGCTTGCAGGATTAGCCGCTTGGTCATTAATAGCCGCTCTCATGCCTGTCTCAGCGCACCAGATGGCAAACTTATTAACGGTTATGCTACCGGACGTTAATATGTCTTTGCGGTTTAAAGCATTAGCAATGCCTCGGTAATCATTTGCTGTCACTAATGGAGCTAATTCTATTGCTAATGGCCCAGTATTTATTTCTTCTAGTAATGTCATTTTAATTCCTTATGCGTAACCAACTTCGACTAAAGAGACTTTAGCAACCCAGCGAATATTAGTTGCGGCTATCCCCGTTACTTCAAGTTTTAATGCCCCATTCGTTGTATCCGCTGAAAGTGTTATAGGTGTTGCTATGAGTAACATATTCGTTGAGCCAATATCTGTGCCAACTGTTTGAACTGCACCTATTAATGCTGTACTTGCCGCAGTTGTACCTTTTTGAATAACTAACCTACGTTTGAAATACCCATTCTCAGTGCCCGATGTTGAACGAGCAACTATGTCAATGTCGGCTGCCCATGTAGTTGAGTTGGGTATGGTTGCCAAGGCTGAATTTGGCAATGCCATTGCTGTAGGTGTCGCATTAGTTGTCGCTATTCTAAAACCTAAATATGAATATTGACAATCGCCTACTGTTCCAAAAATATCAATTCCTGTTGCTATTTGTCCAGCTTTATTTGACGACCCATATTGACCACCTACTGTTGCTGAATATGTTGATCCAGCGCGATTTGCAAATCCCCCTAACACTGATGAAAATTGCCCCGAAGCCAAACAAATATTTGAACTTGACCCTATTCCAATTGCTATACTTCTATCGCCACTGGCAGTGGCATAAGCTCCAATCGCTATAGATTTATTACCACTTGCAGAACTTTCTGTTCCCGCAACAAATGAACCAAGACCGCTTGCAACTTGATCGTTTATAGTCCTTAATGTCTGCAAATCAACACTATTAGCACCCCTCGCATTACCACCCGCAGTTGTTCCATCAGGAACTTGAGCCGTGATAGCACCTGTGCCTTTAGGAGATAAGGCGATACCGATATTATCAGCACCAGTGCCACCACTTTCCGCAGCTATAACAGCATAAGGAATAGTTGAATAACGAGTACCTGTTATGGTAGTTGAAGTTACGTTAAGTGCAGTATTGGTTATGTAAGTACCTGTTCCACCTGTACCGCCAACTCCGCTAATGGTAGTTGAAGCAACTGTTTGAGAAGCACTAACTACCCAACTTGTACCTGAAATATTAGAAACAATAATAGTTCCAGCCGTTACACCTGCTCCAGATATGATTTGTCCAATAGTAATAGCACCTTCAGTAACTGTGCCTGACGTTAAAGTTGTTCCTGAGATACTACCCGTAAATGTGGAACTAGGAACAAATCCAGTAATAGTTCCAGATACACCTGTGCCTGTTAAAGCCATACCAGTTGTAATTACACCTGAAGTGATAGCGGTAACATTAACAATAGTACCTGAAGCACCAGCACCATTAGATATAGTACCTGTGAATGATGTCGTTGTAGGTCTATTGAAACTTACAGAAACTCGTTCAAAGTTGGAAGCATCCGTGTAAGTGTTATACCAGCGTTGAGTTTGGGAGTTGACACCGTCTCTAAGTGCTAACTTACCGTCTACTATTCCAGAAGCCCCATCTCGATATAGTCGCACATCATTGTTTGTTCTATCGCAATTATTTGCATTAAAACTAAAACCAAAATAAGATTGAGCGTTCATAACACACAATGGTGTATTATAAAAATCAACAAAAAATGCTTTATTAGCATCAGCCGCTAATGCAAAAGTGTCACCATAAAATACATTTGT